TTTTGCACGGAACTATATTAATATTGTTACTCTTGACCACGGATTGCAGACATTCAATCCGTATCCATTCCAAGAAACAATGCTTGATCGATTTCATAATAATCGATTTAATATTTGCAAACTTCCTAGACAGTCTGGAAAATCTACAATTGTTGTTTCATATCTTTTACATTACGCAATTTTTAATGATAATGTAAATATTGCAATTCTTGCTAACAAAGCGTCTACAGCAAAAGATCTGTTAGATAGATTGCAGACGGCATATGAAAATTTACCTCGTTGGTTGCAACAAGGCGTTTTAACCTGGAATAAAGCGTCTCTTGAGTTAGAAAACGGATCTAAAATTATTGCTGCGTCAACATCTGCATCTGCAGTTCGTGGTGGATCCTATAACATCATCTTTTTGGACGAATTTGCATTCGTTGCTAATCACATTGCAGATCAGTTCTTTAGTTCAGTATATCCTACAATTTCATCGGGTAAAAATACAAAAGTTATAATTGTTTCTACCCCACACGGTATGAATCATTTTTACAAACTTTGGCATGATGCTGAAAGGGGTAAAAATGAATATATTCCAACTGAAGTTCATTGGAGTGATGTTCCAGGTAGAGATGATGAATGGAAAAGACAAACTATTGCGAATACTTCCGAGCAACAATTCAGAGTTGAGTTTGAATGTGAATTTTTAGGATCTGTTGATACATTAATTAGTCCAAGCAAATTAAGAACTTTAGTATATGAATCTCCAGCAATTAGCAATCAAGGATTGGATGTATTTGAAGAGGTAAAAGATGAACATAATTATGTAATAACAGTAGACGTTGCTAGAGGAGTTGGCAATGATTACTCAGCATTTACTGTAATTGATATAACTCAATTCCCACACAATTTAGTTGCAAAATATAGAAATAATGAAATAAAACCGATGCTCTTTCCAAGCATTATTCATGAAGTAGCAAAAAATTATAATGATGCTTATATTCTGTGCGAAGTTAATGATGTTGGAGATCAAGTTGCAAGTATTTTACAGTACGATTTAGAATATAATAATCTTCTCATGTGTTCAATGAGAGGTAGAGCTGGGCAAATTGTTGGGCAAGGTTTTTCTGGAAAGAAAACTCAATTGGGAGTTAAGATGTCCAAAACAGTTAAAAAAGTAGGATGTTTAAATTTAAAGACCTTGATAGAAGATAGTAAAGTTATATTTAAAGACTACGACATTATCAGTGAGTTAACAACTTTTATTCAAAAATCAAATTCATTTGAAGCTGAGGATGGTTGTAATGATGATTTATCTATGTGTTTAGTAATTTATGCATGGTTAGTTGTGCAAGATTATTTTAAAGAACTAACAGATCAAGATGTAAGAAAAAGATTGTATGAGGAACAAAAAAATCAAATAGAGCAAGACATGGCACCATTTGGATTTATTGAAGACGGTATGGGAGATAACTCTAGTTTTGTAGACTCTACTGGAGATAGGTGGTACACAGATGAATATGGTGATATGGCATACATGTGGGAGTTTAGATAATGGAATTAGACAAGCAGATAAAGTTTGGTCATTTATTGCTTGTAGATAGAAGATGCAGGGTATGTGGAGAAACTAAAAATTTAATTGATGGATTTTATAGGACTCGTAAAAAAAGAGGAGTTGTTGCGTCATCATATTCATATGAGTGTAAAGAATGTACTGTTAAAAGGATTGTTAAATCTAGAAAAAATACTCCGAAAGTAAAAGAATGGGAATATCCAGACTGGTAAACGATGTTCACCACCACTTTCCCCCATGTAAATAGATATTTTAATAAATATTTTCAGATAAACTGAGACTTTTAGGGAGAATTATCCATGGCGACTCCTCAATTATCTCCTGGTGTACTGACTAGAGAGGTTGATTTAACCGTAGGAAGAGCTGAAAACGTATTAGATAATATTGGAGGTATTGCAGGACCCTTTGAAACTGGTCCAGTAAACGAACCAATTACTGTTGCTACGGAACAGGAACTAATTAACAATTTCGGTGGTCCAAAGACCCCAGACAACCAATACGAATATTGGATGAGTGCATCATCCTATCTGTCATACGGCGGCGTTTTAAAAGTTGTCAGAACAGATGGTGCTAACCTAGCGAACGCTAACTGCGGAGTAGGTACTACTTCAGTATCTGGAACTAAAATTAAAAACTTCGATGACTACAATGCAAATTTTGTAGATACTGCATCGAATTTCTATTATGCGGCAAAAAATCCAGGAGTTTGGGCAAACGGTTTAAAAGTTTGCTATATTGATGATTTTGGCGATCAAATTTTAGGTATTGCCACAACTTCAGCAACTTCACTTGGGGCAGCAGTTGGATATGGGGTTACAGTTGATATTAGTGGAAAAACTATACCAGGAATAGGTTTAACAGAAACTTTCCAAGGTTATCTAAAAGGTATTATTACTCAAGTGGTTGATGGACCAGAAACTGGTGTTAGTGCATTAGTTGTTAAAATTCACTCTAGAGTTTCTACAGGTGGAACACAACCAGGAAGACATTATTATACTAAGTATTCTGCAAATAGTGAGTTTTCCTCGTTCTTAAAAGATCAAAGAGTTTCTATTATTGATAATAATGGGGATGTTGCATCTCCAGTCGATTCAATCGCAAGTGTTGGGGTTACTTCTTCAACTGCAATTAATGGGCAGCAACTTGCAAGTTATGCTGGAGTTGGTGGAACTACTGCTGGTTCTGGATCTGGTGCAACTTTTACAATTACCAGAAATAATACTGACGGTAACGTTGCTACTGCAACTATCGTAAATGCAGGACTAGGTTATACTGTTGGAGATACAATCTCAATTGCAGGCACCTCAGTTGGTGGATATAACCTATCCCAAGGTGTCATTAATACAATTGGTCTGACAACTGCTGCTATTGTTGCTCCAGCATCAAATGGAGTTTACATCGCTGTTGCTGGCGTAAGCACAGTGGGATCAGGAGTATCATTTAATGTTTATAGAAATGCATCTGGTGGAATTGGAACAGTAACGATGGTAAATCCAGGTGCTGGATATAACAATGGAACTGTTGTGACTATTCCTGGTGCTTCTATTGGTGGCGTTACTCCTGGAGACAATGCAACACTAACAGTATCTGCGTTAAGAAATGATCGAGTTGTATTAACTGTAACAAGCAGCAACTCAAGAATCCTTCTCGCTGGTGTTGATGATTGGTATGATTCACAAACACTAAACCTGAATAACTCAACGGTATTTTGGAGAACACTTGCACCTAAACCAGGAACTTCTAATTACGTTGCTGAGCGTGGTGGATACAATGATGAAATGCATGTCGTTATTGTTGATGATGATGGCAAGATAACAGGAATTAAAGGAAATATCCTTGAAAAGCACCTGTTTATGTCAAAAGCTAAGGATACAGTATCCCAAGTTAATTCACCACAAAAGATGTGGTACAAAAATTACTTGGCGAATTATTCAAATTATCTGTATGCTGGTGCAAACCAATCTACACAAAATGATCTTACTTGGAATACTTTCCCAACAACAACTACTTTCTCATTAGCAGCAAGTGCAGGTCCTTATGGTTTTGCAGATCGTCCAACAACATTTGCAATACCATCTGGTATTAACCAAATTTGGGATTTGGATGCTAAAGATGCTTCATTCTCTTCTATTGGTGCAGTTACTTATGACCTTGGAAACGGTAAAAACTACACCCCCCAAGGAAATTTAAAATCAACTCTTGGTGATATTATTGAATCGTATGAACTATTCAATAATAAAGAAGATATTGCTGTTGATTATTTGATTATGGGTCCAGGACTGGATTCATTATCGGATTCTCAAGCAAAAGCAAATAAACTAATCTCGATTGCAGACGGAAGAAAAGATTGTATTGCGGTACTTTCTCCACACAGAGCTTCTGTAGTTGATTTATCAAATCCTGTAATACAAACTAATAATATTATTGAATTCTTTGGTCCACTCCAATCTTCATCATATGCAGTATTTGATAGTGGATACAAGTATACCTATGATAGATTTAATAATCTATTCAGATACATCCCTTGCAATCCAGACATTGCTGGATTAATGGCAAGAACAAATCTTATTGCTTACCCATGGTTCTCACCAGCAGGACAGCAAAGAGGAGTTCTAAAGAATGCAATCAAACTAGCATATAATCCAAATAAAACACAAAGAGACTCCTTGTATTCTGCAAGAATCAACTCTGTTGTAAATCAATCTGGAGCAGGAGTACTTCTTTTTGGTGATAAGACAGCACTAGCATATGCTTCTGCTTTTGATAGAATTAACGTTCGTAGATTATTCCTCACAGTAGAGCAAGCACTTGAAAGAGCTGCAGAAGCGCAACTGTTTGAATTTAACGATCAAATTACAAGATCCAACTTTGTAAACATCGTTGAACCATATTTACGTGATATCCAAGCAAAGCGTGGTATTTATGATTACCTTGTAATTTGTGATGAGACCAATAATACACCTGATGTTATTGATAACAACGAATTTAGAGCTGATATCTTCCTGAAACCTGCCAAATCAATTAATTATATCACTCTAACATTTGTTGCGACTAGAACTGGCATCAGCTTTGAAGAAGTCGCTGGTAGAGTTTAAGCTACTAGATGATTAAATAAACAGGAGGAACCCTAACAATGCCAAGAGCAATTAGAACTATCACCGACTTTAAAGCAAAACTTCAAGGCGGTGCAGCAAGACCAAACCTATTTGAAGTTAGTATTCCACGTTTTCCAGCTAGCGTGTCTGGTTGGGATGATGAAACTTTTAACTTCTTATGTAAAGCAGCTGCTCTACCAGCATCTAACGTTGCTTCAATTGATGTTCCATTTAGAGGAAGAATTCTTAAAGTTGCTGGTGACAGAACATTTGATGTTTGGACAGTCACAATTATTAATGATGAAGACTTTAAACTGAGAACATCATTTGAACAGTGGATGAACCAAATCAGCAAAATGAATAATGCAACTGGTGCAACTAATCCTGCATCATATATGGTTGATGCATATGTCCATCAATTGGGTAGAGGTGAGACTAGGTTCTCAAGAAGTAACACATCTGCAACAACAAACACACCACTAAGATCTTACAGATTCTACGATATCTTCCCAACAAACGTATCTCAAATTGATCTTTCATATGATACTTCAGATACAATTGAAGAGTATACCGTTGATTTCCAGGTCCAATGGTGGCAGGCACAAGGAGATGACCAAACTGGCGCTGCTATTGTATAATAAATAGTAGAACAGTTTAAATCACTCACTTATAATGGCAAAACTATTTGGATTCTCTATAGAGGATAATAGTAAAAAATCACCAGGAGTGGTCTCCCCCGTACCTCAAAATAATGAGGACGGGGTTGACTATTATCTAACTAGTGGATTTTTTGGGTCGTATGTAGATATTGAAGGCGTATATAAGACAGAATATGATCTAATTAAAAGATACAGAGAGATGGCTTTGCATCCAGAAGTGGATGGTGCAATTGAAGATATTGTAAATGAAGCAATCGTAAGTGATACTAATGATAGTCCTGTTCAAATAGATTTAGATAACTTAAGTGCCAGTGATGGACTTAAGAAAAAAATACGAGAAGAATTTAAATATATTTTAGAGATGATGGACTTTGATAAAAAAAGTCATGAAATTTATAGGAATTGGTATGTTGATGGTAGATTGTATTATCACAAGGTAATTGATTTAAAAAATCCTCAAGAAGGGATTCAAGAATTGAGATATATTGATGCTCTTAAAATGCGTCATATTAGACAGTCTGTAAAAAATAAAAAAGATGATGCTAGATTATCTCCTTCTGGAGAAAAAAATCCACTAGATTCTGGATTTCCAGATATTCAAGAATATTTTGTTTATAACAATTCATCAAATCAACTTGGGGTTATCAGCGGTGGTAATGCAACCCAAGGAATTAAATTTTCAAAAGACTCTATCACATATTGCACTTCTGGTCTTGTTGATAGAAATAAAAATCTAACATTGTCATATTTGCACAAGGCAATCAAATCTCTCAATCAACTGCGTATGATTGAAGACAGTCTTGTTATTTACAGATTATCTCGTGCCCCAGAACGTAGAATATTCTATATTGATGTGGGTAATCTTCCAAAGATGAAAGCGGAACAATATCTCCGTGATGTAATGATGAGATATAGAAACAAACTTGTATATGATGCAAATACGGGCGAAATCCGTGATGATAAAAAGTATATGAGTATGCTTGAAGATTTTTGGCTTCCAAGAAGAGAGGGTGGAAGAGGAACCGAAATCTCCACACTTCCTGGTGGACAAAATCTTGGTGAATTATCAGACATTAAATACTTCCAAGAAAAATTATATCGATCACTTAATGTTCCTTCATCAAGAATTGGTGGGCAAGAAGGTTTTAATTTAGGACGTTCTTCTGAAATTTTGAGAGATGAACTTAAGTTCACAAAATTTGTTGGCAGACTTAGAAAAAGATTTTCTAATATGTTCAATGATATGTTAAGAACTCAATTGCTGTTAAAAAATATTGTTAGTCCAGAAGATTGGGAGTTAATGGAAGAACATATTCAATATGATTTCTTGTATGATAATCATTTTTCTGAACTCAAAGATGCAGAATTAATGACTGAAAGATTAAATATTGCTGCTACTGCCGAACCCTATATTGGTAAGTATTATTCTCAAGATTATGTGAGAAGAAAAATTCTTAGACAAACTGATGAAGAAATTATCGAGCAGGATAAATTAATCAAACAAGAAATTAAAAAGGGTATCATACCAGATCCAAATGCACCAATTGATCCCGTAACTGGACAACCAATGCAAGCACCTGCTGGTGGAGATTCTATAAATGGTGCTTCTGGTGGAGTTCCAGTAGATCCAGAAGCACCAACAATAACTTAAAATATTTTTTTATTATGAATAGATATCATAGATTTTTAGATATTAGAAATTACGTTCCTAATATCGATACTTCAAAGTATCAAACTGAAGGTATGAGATGGCCAGAATTTCATAAACAACTACAATTTAGCGACTTAAACAATGATAAAATTTTGCCGTGGTGGAATAGTTTAGGATTTACTTCACATTGGATTGAATTTTTTTATACACCACCTCATGATGACGGAGTTATACACTCTGATAATGTTTATTATGCTGATTGGGCAAAATTAATATTTCAATTTGGTGCTAAAGGTAGCACCATGAGATGGTGGAGTTCTGATATGGTATTAAGAGTAAGTACCAGTGCTGAGCAAGTTAGTTCAACAATAATTCCAGAAAGAAGTCAATATACTGTTGGTGATAGAACAAATGATCATTATCATGGACAAGTTTTAGTGAGCAAGGAAGAATACTGTAAAAAAGAATATGAAGTTCAGATTGGAACCTGTGGATTAGTAAATGTTGGACCTCTTCATAGCTCACACAATCCAACAAATGATAAAAGATTTACAATAACTATAGCACTAATTGATAAAGATAAAGACTATGAACATAGAATTTTATGGGATGAAGCACTAGAAGCATTCAAACCTTACATAATTGGTTCTTCAATAGACCTTTACGACGCAGTATAAAAACTGTGTGTGGGTCATTTTTATCAAACTCTTTAAATTCAGTATCTACTTTATACTTACTATCAGAGCATTCAAGATAGAACGGATAGTTTACGTTCTCATCAAAGATGAATGCTCTTTGTAGTTTTAATATATCAGAATCTACTGAACAAAATAAATTACTGACATCTTCTGCCATTTTAAATATCACATTTTTATTATTGAACATAAACGCAAAACTTCCCGCATGTAAGGTATGTCCATGCTTGCCAGTGTCAAGTATTTTTCCAGTTTTCATGTAGTGACTTACTGCTCGCTCAATTTCTCTGTAGTGATCACCAATAATACCAGTATCATTTCTAACATATTGAAATAAAGAATCATAAAATTTTCTATACGATATGTTTAGATTATTGAAGAAGTGCTTTGCAATTAATTGTGTATATCCTGCTATATGGAATTGGATTATTAACCATCCATACATATATGCTTCAATTAGTTCATCATTACTCATAGTATTTGTTTCTGATATTAGTTCTATAACTTCTTTTATATCATATTCATCATTACTGAATGACATATAATCTTCTGCTTTAATAGTTTTAATACCGAAGACTTCTCTAGAGGTTGCACTGTTTAATTCGGTATCACCAAACATTTGACAAAACCAAACATCAATTGATTCATGTTGCCCACACTCAAGAATTTTTGAAAATCCTTCTTTCCAACTATCTAGAGTTTCATCTGGAAGACCAAGGATAAGTTCAGTATATGTTTTTACCCCATACTTTTTGCTTTTCTCAATTTGTTCTGATATTTTATTGATACTCATATTCTTACGCTTAATTGATTTAAGCGTGGGTTCATTCATAGTCTGAACACTTAACGTTACGCCTCTACTAATATCCCCAAGAATTTGTGCAATTTCAAAAATAACCTCTGTCGAATTCTTTGAATATTGAACATTGATTGCTTCTAGTTTTCCTTTATCTGCTGCTTTCCTAAACAATTTTGCAATCTCAACATCACGTTCTTTGAACATACCAAAATTTGCATCAGCATTAAAAATGAATCCAACATTATGCGTTGCTGCCCAATCAATATCTTCTTCGACTCTCGTTACATCAAAGTGCTTTACTTTTTGATATGTCATTCCACCCCAATCACAATAAGTGCATCTGTGGGGACATCCACGATTTGTTTCTATAGTCATTGACCATAAAACATTTGGATTATCGTCAATAATTTTATCAAAGATTCCCATTTGGTATGGACTGGGAAAATCTAAAGATTGAATTCTTTGTTTTACATATAGTCTTTCAAATGATTCTTTATTTGCAATTTTTCTAAGAAGATCTAAAAATGCCTCTTCACCTTCAGATACTATAATACAATCAATAAAATCATATTCCAATAATTTACGAGTTGCTTGAGGACCACCAAATTCGATAATACAATCTGGATATTTTTCTTTAATTAATTTTGCTACATGTAAATTATACTGTTCATTCCAAATGTAACAACTAAATGCACAAATTGAAGGGTTGTCTAATCTATCAATAAGTTCCTTTGGATTCTCTCTTTTAAAGATTAAGTCTTTTAAATTATATTCTTCAGTAATATCATTAAACTGAGAGCAGTACGCCCACAAGCAACCAACACTGTATGGCAACCAATAAGTATCTTCATTTCTAACTTCAACCATATATTGTGGTTGAAACATGTAAAGATTTTTCATAATTTTACTATGGTATTTTTATCAAGACCTTTTCTTTTTAATACCCACATATCATACCTTTCACTTTCTTTTCGGGCATTGCAAATATTGTATTGAGTTTCTTCATCTTCCCAAGTATCTAAATTAAACGGTAAAGATAATTTAATAGGATATTCTATATTCGGATTATATACAAATTCTTTTTGCATCGTAAGAACGGAATCTTCAACTTCCCAACAACTACTAATTAACTCAAATGTGTGTTCTTTATTATCCCAAAATAATTTATAGTCTGTTGCCATAGACATTTCTAAAGCATGTCCAGTACTGTCTATAACTTTACCAGTGGTCATGTAATTGTATATTTTATCATAAAGATTTTTATAGTGATTACCAAATAATACTGAATCATTTTTTATACAATCAAATAATTTATCGTAAAATTTTCTGTAGGAAATTTGTTTTTTATTTCTATAATATTTTGATACTATTTGAGAGTATCCATTGATATGAAATTGAACAATCATCCAACTGTAAAGATATGCTTCAACTAATTCTTTGGTACTTAATGTATTTGTTGCTTTAATAATCTCTACTGTTTCTTTTATCTCCACACAATCTTTTGTGTTTGTGAAGGAAACATAATCTTCTGCATGAACAGTTTCAATACCATAAACTTCTCTTGACAAAGCACTATTAAGTTCTGTATTACCAAACACTTGACAAAACCAAACATCAATTGATTCATGTTGTCCACATTCAAGCAATGTACAAAGTCCTTCTTTCCAAGATTCTAATGTTTCGTCTGGAAGACCAAGAATTAATTCTGAATATGTACGAACCCCCCATTTTTTTGCTAGTTTCATATGACCTGCTAAATCTTTTATATGAAGATTTTTTCTTTTAATTGCTTTTAATGTTGGTTGGTTCATACTCTGAACACTTACAGTAACACCTCTTCTTGCAAATCCTCCCATTTCTTTTGTAATTTCAAAAACAACCTCATTAGAATTTTTAGAATATTGCAGGACAATATCTTCTATTTTGCTATTAGGATGATCTCCAGCACTTTTTAACATTTTGGCAATTTCTAAATCCCGTTCAGCAAATATACCAAAGTTTGCATCTGTCATCATTAAGAATGCAACATTATTATCTCGTGCCCAGTTAATATCATCTTGAACTCGTTGTAAGTTAAATTTAGATATTTTACTCATTGTTGTTCCGCCCCAATCACAATAAGTGCATCTATGGGGACATCCTCTATTGGATTCAATTACTGTTGCCCAAAGAGTATTTGGATTTTCAGAAACTATTTTATCAAATATTCCAGACTGATATGGACTTGGAAATTCTAAATCGGTTATTCTTCCTCTCTCATAAACTTTATCAATCTCATCTCCACGGATACACTTTGTCAATAGATCCAAAAAATTGCACTCACCATCTCCACCAAGCATAATACAATCAATAAAATAATTATCCTCCAACATTTTTTTAGTTGCTTGAGGACCGCCAAATTCAATAATACAATTTGGATATTTTTCTTTAATCAGTTTTGCAATAGTTAAACAATATTTTTCATTCCAAATATAACAACTAAAAGCACATATGAATGGATCTTCCAATCTTTCTAATAATTTTTCTGGATGCTCTCTTTTAAAAATTATATCTTTTAGATCATAAAATGAATTAATGTAATCATATTGAGAGCAGTAACTCCACAAACAAGCAACACTATATGGCAACCAATAATTATCTTCTTTCCTTACTTCAACAGAATATTGCGGTTGAAATAGATATATATTATTCTTCATAATTTAATCTTTTTTCCAACGCTTTATCGTAAAAATATTTATTGTCCCACCTGCGGATATTTCTTTCCATAAGTATATCATTATCTTTTCCATATGTAAAAAATTCGTCTAAAGTAAAATTATCTCTATCATGATGCCACCACTCATAATAGGCTTCATAACATTTTACAAAACTAAGTTTAGGATTCCAGGATAATTCTCCAAAAGGACCTTGATGACTGATTCCAGCAAAATATGGATTAATCGGGATAAGGGGAATTGAATAACAATTTCCAGATTGATTTATATAATAATCTGGACCTCCAGAAGTTCCATCATAATTTTTATTATCATGTATTCCAGAATTCCTATCCAAATAAAAGGAATTTGAAATGTTATAATCAAACTTAAATTTACCACCAAAAAAATGAAGATCTAAAAGTTTTTCAACGTACTCTCTTTTTAATAAAGATGCTCCTAATGAATATTCTGGTTGTGTTGGGTGCAAATAAAATGGAATTTTGTAAGGAGTTTCAAATCCAAGTTGAATACAATCCCAATCATATGGAAGTCTATCCATAAATTCTTCCCATTTAAAATGCCATAAAGGCATTAGGGATAAATCATAATCATCTTCCATAAAAATAAAAAATGGATCAGTTGTTGTTAATATCCATTCTTCAAAAAAAGTAAAAATAAGTGAGGCGTACCAATTTATCCATTGGCAAGTATCTTTTGAATATGATCCAGATAATTTATTTAAAAAATCTTTTGGTGGTCCATCTTTAGGGCATGATAGCATTTCAATTCTATTAAATTTAAGTCCAAAAGTTTTAAATTGATTTTCCATGTATTGTTTTCTTTTGAACTTTCTATCAACGTTCGTGTAGTAAATAATTGGAAAATTATCTAACATAGTGCTTCGGTAAGTCTTCTAGACAGTTCAAATTGAGTTTCTTCACTAGTTAATAAAGATCTGTCGTTAATATTATAAAGTTCAAAATTGTGACCCCTTTTATTTTGTGACAATGTTCCAGTGTTCAGATACTGTGTAATTTGTTCTTTCGTTTCAAAATACTCATCTCTTACTGGATTCTCAAAAGATAAAAGGACTTCTGTCAATAATTCATAGAATTTCCTATAAGTCATTCCGCTATTTTTTGAAATATCTTTAGTATGTCCATT